CATTTCCCTAATTTTCTATATATAATATATTATATATAGAAAATTAGGGAAATGCATTTCGTGCAAAAAATCGGACATTCCGGAATAAAACGGGCTCGAAACTTTCGAAAAAGTAACAGAAAGTAATTATTACTCTAAGTAATTAATTTACTTTTGCGTTGGGTCCACTGTGGACGGTGTATTTGGTGGGTGTTGTATTATGCATTGTTGTATTCGGGTATCTGGATGTTATTTGCTGCGCGCTGGTGTATCCTTGGCGGGGTGAATGAGTTATCTGTATGCAGTTGGTCTACAGTGTACAGTGAATTTTTACCCAAGGGTTTGGTACAGGGATACCCTACGGGGGTATGGTATGGTACCCCATTTGAGCTGGGGAAATGTAATTTAAGATTTTGATAGGGTGGGTCTATTTAGGAGGATCCAAACATCGAAAATCATCACTGAACTTTTTGTCCGATTTGTCGGTTATTGTATTTCACTGTCCACAGTAGAGTGTGTGTTGTGTTGTATTTATAAGAATGCATTTACCTAGTGGAGTCCACAATGGACAGTGCATTAGTTGAAATACAACGGCCCAAAGAATGCATTACTCAGCGTAATGCAATACCAAACTACATAGATGATCATGGATCGGGGTGCAGGTAGGGTCCCAAAAGTGGGGGTACTTGCTACTGCTAGATTGTTAGTCGGTGTTCGGGCAATGGGAAGTACCCTCACCTTGGCCACCCAACCTGCACCCTTTACATTACTCGTAAATTCACATAGCCTCGCACGCCCCGACGCAGAACTATTTTCACAGAAATGACATTCACCAATGCTGCGACAAATGATTCATAGAATCGAGCCGCACTCATTTGATGGAAACCGTTCAATGCAGTCCAGCTGACATAGCGTGTGTATACATCAGACCGTGCAGTGAACACATCACGTTCTTCTCGAATACATTCATCAATAAATGCACGTACAGGATCTGCCTCTTCCCGGAAACGTTGGGTAGCGCCTTCGACGGACGGCGGTATGTAGAACGCGCCTCTACGCATGACCGCCTGGAGCGCTACCACGGCCTGCCGTAAAAGGCCCTGTAATTGCGCCTGAGCCGTTAGCCGGTGGATGAGGGTAGGGTCGGCTACCCCTGCCGGGAAAAAGGCCGTGAAGGGCACTACGACCCACCGGCTGAAGAACCCCTCTGTGGTGTCCGAAACTGTCCCTAGACAAAAAGAAAGACCCCCACCAATAGGTGAGGGCCAATCAATTCTTTCAGACTTCAGTACGTACCCAAGTTTCCAGTTTGCTACCGTTCAAGATCATGAATTCCGTTGCCGTAGAGAGCGTTACCCACCTGAGTACGGCATACTCGTAATCCCTAGTTGCTAGACGCCTGAGATGCTCTTTCAAGTCATCCAGGGAACCGATTACTTCCGAGCTCTGTGCGTCCTTGACGCTGAATTGAGTTGTCATGCCCATATGGTACCACGCGTGTCAAGGGAACGCGCGAGGGAAATGCAATAGGACATACCAGACTTTTTCATGATTTTTTAGGAAATTATTGTCCTGATAAATCATTATAAATCGGACAATTGAATTACCCCCGGGGGGTAGTGCTACACTCCCGACATGTTTGGAATGACGGATGATGAGCAGGCGAGCCTGATACAGGATATTGCAACCAAGGCCGGAACCATACGGGAACTATGCGAATGGTATGAGCTAACTCGTGATGAACTACAGACATTCTACGATGTACACCGGCAGGCCGTAGAAACTTTCGGTCAACCTAAGGTGATTGATGACCTATGGATAAGCAACAAATTTGAACGACTCAAGCGATATCAAACTGTGGCAGACACATTAGAGAATCATGTTGCTAATGGTGGGTTGTCCAGCGCTGAACTATCGACATGTGTACGTGAGTTTCGCTCCTACCTGATGCTTGCAGCAAATGAATTGGGTCAATTGATGCATAGAGGTGCAGGTGAAACCGGCATGGGAGAGGAGCTAGACGTGCGTGTACAAGGAGTGAACATGGAGGCTTTGAAATGATCAAAACTGCAACTAAGAAAGTGTTCGAACACATTTATGAACCACGCGGTGGTTGTAAGGAAGTGTTTGAGTCACGGGAAACTGAAGTATTGGTTTCGGGACCGGCCGGTACGGGCAAATCGAGAGCCTGTCTTGAGAAGATCTACATTACATGTCTACTCACCTCGAATACACGTGCCCTCATCCTCCGAAAGACGCTGCGCTCTTTGGCTTCTACAGCACTGGTTACGTGGCGAAACTACGTTGTCAAAGAGGCACTGGCTACTAACACAGTTGTCTACTATGGAGGGTCAAGCCAAGAGGCAGCACAGTATCGATTCAAGAACGGATCAACTGTAACCATTGGTGGTTTGGATAACCCCACACGCATCATGTCATCGGAATACGACATCGTGTACATCCAAGAGGCAACCGAAATCACACTAGAGGATCTTGAATTTATCAAGACTCGACTGCGTAACTGGAATATTTCATTCCAACAGCTGGTAATGGACTGTAACCCCGGACCAGATAAGCACTGGCTAAAGCTTCGATGCAATGAAGGGCTTTGCAAGCTCATTGAGTCACGGCACGAAGACAACCCACGGTTGTTTGATTTATTGCCTGATGGTACTTATCAAGTAACCGAATACGGCGCAAAGTACATGGCGATTCTTGACAGCCTTACAGGGGTACGTCATAAGCGTTTGCGGTTGGGTTTGTGGGTTAGTGCAGAAGGAATCATCTATGAGGAGTTCGATCCTGCAATTCATATTCTCCCATGGGAACTAGATGCGGAAGGCAATCGAAAAACACTACCACATGACTGGCCCCGGTACTGGTCAATTGACTTCGGGTATCAAGACCCGTTCGTGCTGAAGTGCTACGCCAAGGGTCCTGATGGTGAGTTGTATATGTATCGAGAGATCTACATGACTCAACGGCTTGTCGAGGAACATGCCAAAACCATCATGGACATTGTACGACCCGAAAAGACCGTTGAATGGTATGACCATATCAACAAAGTGACTCGCACGCGCGTTGAGCGAGAGTGGATTGAACCACGACCGTACGCGATCATTTGTGACTGGGATGCAGAAGGTCGACGCACGTTTGAAAAGCACACAGGACTAGGAACCCAAGCAGCTATCAAGTGGATACACGACGGTATCGACCTCCACAAAGGACGGTTGAAAGTCAACGGTGATGGTTATGCTCGGTTCTATCTGATGGAAGATTGTTTGGTCGAAAGAGACCAGGCATTGATGGATCGTTTACTCCCAACATGCACGGCCGAAGAATACTCAGCCTATGTGTGGAAAGTAAACCCTGATGGTCGAATTCGGGATGAACCGGTCGACCGTGACAATCATGGGATGGATACGGACAGATACATCACCTGCTATTTTGATTACCGTGGCGAGCCACGGGCCACTCAACTTTAGGAATCATGATGACCACAGTAGACATACAAACCACGGGTCTTTTCAATTACCTACGTATGCGTTCCCAAGTGAAGGCAAGGATGCGAAACACACGTCTACGTGCGAGCACGTGGATGGAAAGAACTGTAAGGTTTGTGCTGCACACAGCGGGTTTTTGCTGCTTGACCATCGGGGCTTTTAGCCTACACTTTGCGGCAGGAATGGTGATCGCAGGACTTTCATGCTTCATGATGAGCATGCTGAACCTACCCGCAGACAAACCACCGACACGGTAAAGAGCACACATGCGCAACGACTTTCTCTCACTGGCCAAACGGTTCCGGACTACGCGGAACCAAAGCCCGGTACCGTATGTGAGTACACGTACGCTGTTCGGTGCGTATGACTCCGTGGGTACCGTAGCTGATCGTGCTTTTGATGCCTATGGGTCATCGGGCACTCTCTACGCCATTGTGTCGCAAATTGCACGTGCAGTTGCTAAAACACCATGGCACCTCTACCAACGAACGTCCACTAGGGACAAAAGCAAACGCAAGGAGATTCTCAACTCTGCGTTCATGGACGTGTGGGATCGGCCCAACCCGTTCTACACGGGTCGCCTGCTTAGAGAAACTGTGCAAATGCACTGTGACTTAGTGGGTGAGGGTTGTATGGTCCTCAACAGAGTCAACGGTGTTGTGTATGAGATCTGGCCAGTGCGCCCCGATCGTATCCAGCCGGTCAAACACCCTACACAGTTCATTACAGGGTGGATATACAC